AAGTATGCAGCTCGTGCGGTATAGACAAACCTCTAGAATCGTACAGGCTGATGTCCGAGGGACTCTATAAAAAACAATGCCTAGAGTGCGCAAAAGAGCGTCGGCACAAAAGAGAAGGCGAGACTGTCGAAGTTTATCTAAGAAGGTTGCTCAAAAACGCAAAAGCAAGAAGGTTGCTTAGAAGCAAAAAAGAAAGAAAGCAAAACCTCGAAGAACCATCGACCATTGAGCTAGAACATCTGATAGAGTTATGGGTACAGGCCAACGGGCGTTGTGCGTTGTCAGGTATCCACATGACCCATCATGTTGACGGGAAAGGCAGTAAAGATCTTAACGTATCGCTAGATCGGATAGATGCAGATAAAGGTTACATCCCCGGTAATGTACAATTGGTGTGCCTGCGAGTGAACTTGATGCGTCATACCCTGACATCATCAGAGTTCTATTGGTGGGTAAAGACTATAGCTAATCATTCTTGTGATTAAGTATAAGGTAGGCTAATATTCGCGCATGAGCAGTAAAGAAATGTACGCCGTTACAGGCTTTGAAGAAGCACTTATAGGTACCGGGATGCGGTCACCTTTCATAGAAGTGCTTATGTACGACGGTTATAAGGCCCAAGCGCTGTTAAAGGCTCTAGGCTACGAAGATATGAATCTACCAGAGTACCTCTATAGTATAGGACTAGACGAATTAGGCGAAGAAGCCCCAATATTTGTCTATTTAGATAGCGGAATCCTAGATGAGTGTAGAGAAGCAAACGCAGGAGGCAGAATTGTCCACTGATATTGTCAGTTCACACACTGAGTTTCAATCTCAAATGCCCTACATGGGCCTTAACTTAACCGACCTGACAATCCAGCAAGAAAAACTAGTAATGCTCATTGTCAGCGGCATGAGTATAGCTGCTGCCGGACGCGGTGCAGGGTACGCTAGCTATCAAACGGCGTTAGATGCAGCAAAAAGACCAGCAGTTAAGAAGGCAATTGAGTATTTCCGTGAACAAATGCGCGAAGAAGTGCATTTCGGCGTACAAAATGCGCACACAATGTACATGGAAGCGTATAATGCGTCCGCAACTGCTACGGAAATGAAAAATACGGTCGATTCTTTAGTAAAGCTACACGGTTTAGGTGGAGCTAGCGACACTCCACAGGTAAATATCAACATAAACACCAGCGCTAAGCAGCTCGAACGCATGACGGACGAAGAATTGCTTAAGATTGCTGGTAAAAATGACGCTTATCTGGAGCCAGCTAGCAATTGACAGCTGAAATTGCCACTAGGCGCTGTAAAAGGTGCAAAGAAACACGGCCAGAGACGTTATACTCTGAAGAAATTGACGGTCTTTGCGTCTACTGCAAGGCCGACGACGCCGATTCCCTGCCCGAATCAGAAGTTAAAGCAGAAGAGTCGGTTGAAGATAAGGCAAAAGCGGAGCTTGCGCTACGGTTTCTTACCAGAAAGCGGTTATTGCCGTTTGTTGAGAGGTTTAACCCTGATTACGATGCTGGTTGGGTACATAAAGACATCTGCCGCCGTCTTGAGCAGTTCAGCCAAGACGTTGTGGATAAGAAGTCTCCTCGTCTTATGCTGTTTATGCCGCCTAGACACGGTAAATCCACGCTCGCCTCTATTGCATTCCCCGCATGGCACCTCGGAAGGAACCCTGACCACGAATTTATTAGCTGTTCGTACTCGGGTTCGCTTGCTATGGGGTTTTCTAGGAAGGTGCGTCAGCTATTGCGCGAGCCTTCTTACAAAACAGCATTTAGTACCCGCCTTGACCCAGATTCACAGTCAGCTGAAGCATGGCTTACGTCAAATGGCGGTGGCTATGTAGCAGCGGGCGTAGGCGGAGGTATCACTGGTAAGGGTGCGCACATACTTGTTATCGATGACCCTGTTAAAAACCGAGAAGACGCTGAGAGTCAGAACAACAGAGACAGTAACTGGGACTGGTATACGTCAACGGCGTACACCCGTCTAGCACCCGGAGGCGGGGTGTTGGTTATTCTTACTCGTTGGCATGATGACGACTTAGCCGGACGGCTGCTACAGGCAGGTAAACAAGGCGGTGACTCTTGGGAAGTGGTCAGCTACCCAGCTATAGCTGAAGAGGACGAAGAGTTCAGGTCAGCTGGCGAGGCGTTACACAAAGAGCGGTACGACGAGAAAGCGCTTGAGCGAATACGGAACGCAGTAGGCCCGAGAGATTGGGCGGCTCTGTTTCAGCAGAACCCAGTGGCAGATGACGGTGACTACTTTAACCGTGACATGATCCGCTACTTTGACGAAGACACGATTGACCTAGACCGTATGCGTTATTACTGCGCGTGGGACTTGGCGATTGGTAAGAACGACAGGAACGACTACTCGGTAGGTATGGTGGTAGGCGTTGATGAGTATGACAGGCTCTATGTAGTAGATGTGGTTAGAGGGCGGTTCGACGGGTTTGAGTTAGTAGAACAGATACTAGACTTATATGAGACTTGGAGACCGTCAATAATTGGCATCGAAAAAGGGCACATAGAAATGGCGCTCGGGCCGTTCCTAGAGAAACGCGTACGTGAACGCGGGTTGTATGAAGCGTACTTTAAAGACCTAAAGACAGGTCGCCGAGACAAAGAAGCTAGAGCGCGGGCTATACAAGGCCGTATGCAGCAGGGTATGGTGTTCTTACCCAAGAACGAGCTGTTTACAGGGCCATTAGTCGCAGAATTATTGCGGTTCCCGAATGGCGTACATGACGACCAAGTGGATGCATTGGCATGGGTAGGTTTGATGATGGCGGAGTTCGCTACGTTCCAACCAACCGTTACCCGTGAATCATCTTGGAGAGACCGTCTAGACGGCATGATTAAAGAACCGCGTATTAAATCATCGATGAGTGCATAATTATGAAGAAGGCAGACCGTCTCAGTGTAGAAGAGCAGAACACCATTGCATCAAGTCAATGGGATCGATACGTCCGCGCACGGGACAACGGTCATCTTGAATATATCTACATGGCTAAGAAGTGCGACGCGTACTACCGTGGCGAACAGTGGGACGAGACAGATGTCGCTGCCCTAGAAGCCGAGGGACGCCCTGCCCTGACAATTAACACTATTCTTCCTACTGTGAACACCGTGCTAGGAGAGCAGTCCACTCGCCGTGCAGACATTCAGTTCAAGCCTCGTAGAGGCGGAGACGCAGAAGTAGCTCACACCCTGACGAAGTTGTACATGCAGATTGCAGACAACAACAAGATGGACTGGGTAGAGCAGAGCGTATTCAGCGACGGCCTTATAATGGACGGGCGCGGTTACTTCGACGTTCGCATGGACTTCAGCGACCACGTTGAGGGTGAAATACGAATCACCTCTAAAGATCCGTTAGATATTTTGATAGACCCAGACGCTAAAGAGTACGATCCAAATACATGGAACGAAATATTCGAAACCAAGTGGATGACTCTAGACGAAATTGAAGAGTTATACGGCAAGAAGAAGGCAGAGCAGCTACGGTTCATAGCAGAGAACGGCAATAGCTTTGGCAGGGACTCAGTAGAATACGAGGAGAACCGCTTCGGAGACATCGAGGCAGACGCTGACTACTTAGGCGCAGGTATCCCCGGAGAAAGCGAGTACCGTAATGTGAAAGCGCTGCGCATCATCGAGCGCCAACATCGGCGCATGCACCGCGTTGACTGCTTTGTAGACCCAGACACTGGCGACCAACGAGATGTCCCAGAAGATTGGTCTGACGCTAAGACTAAGAAGTTCGCTAAGCAGTACAACCTAAGTGTTGTGTCTAAGGTTAAGCGCAAAGTACGCTGGACGGTTACATGCGACAAGATCGTGTTGCACGACGACTGGTCTCCGTACAGTAGCTTTACGATTGTGCCGTTTTTTGCATACTTCCGCCGAGGCAAGCCGTTCGGCATGGTACGTAACCTGTTATCTCCGCAAGAACAGCTGAACAAGATTGCCTCACAAGAGTTGCACATCGTTAACACCACAGCTAACAGTGGCTGGATGGTAGAAAGCGGCTCGCTTACAGGTATGACGGCAGATGACCTTGAAGAGCACGGCGCCGAGACAGGCTTAGTACTCGAGTATAATCGAGGCTCCAACCCTCCTCAGAAGATTCAACCTAACCAGATACCTACTGGCCTTGACCGCATAGCGCAAAAAGCAGCGCTTAACATAAAGACCATAAGCGGCATCAACGACTCTATGCTCGGCAGCGATAGCGCGGAAGTTTCCGGCGTTGCGATACAAGCTAAGCAAAACCGCGGCGCGATCATGATACAGGTGCCGCTGGATAACTTACGGAAGTCACGTCAGTACTTGGCTGAAAAGATACTCGAGTGCGTGCAGTCGTTCTACACAGAGCAACGGGTCATTCAGGTTACCAACGAGGACGACCCAACTAGACCTAGAGAGCCTATGGTCGTTAACCAGATGACTCCAGAAGGTCAGATAATTAATGACCTAACGCTGGGTGAGTACGATGTCATCGTAGCAACAGCTCCCGCACGCGATAGCTTCGACGAGACTCAGTTCGCTGAAGCTCTTAACCTACGTCAAGTGGGCGTTGCTATACCGGATGATGCTATTATTGAGTATAGTCACTTGGCGCGTAAGGGCGAACTGGCTAAACGCATCCGCATGCTCACTGGCGTAGAACAGTCTCCAGAGCAGCAGGAAATGGCAGCGGTTCAAGCGCAGATGGCTATGCAGCAGTTGCAGCTTGAGATTGCTAAGCTCGAAGCTGAAGTAAGGAAGACACAATCAGAAGCAGCTGTTAACCTAGCTAAAGTACAAGACGTCGCAGAGGTCGCCCCGCAGATGCGTATGGCAGAACTGCAGTCTAAGCTGTCAATGA